AGTTTTTTGTGGCGGCCATTCCACACGGCTACCACGTCGACCATCTCTGTCACAACACCCGCTGTCAGAACCCCTTACATCTGGACGCTGTCACCCCGGCAGAAAATCGACGGCGACAGACAGAGCGCAGCAGACAACAACGCAAAATGAGCAAGGTCTAAGTTTTACCGGAGGAACACAATGACGACAGAACGACGCAGCGCATTTGACTGGATTATGTTTCTGGCCATCCACCTGATTTTGATCGGCGGCATCAGCTATGCCGGATTCAACATTTACGGGGAGCGGCTCGGGGTGTGGGTAGCCGCATCCGCCCTCGTGGCAGGATTCACCTCGACATACCTCTACGCCAAAATTGTCCCCGGCGAGACGATTATGAAAGTCCTGCTGGGCCTTGCCGTCGCCGCAAATGCGGCATATATGGTTCATAATGGAGCCAAGGCGATCGGAATTTCGGCTTTCAACGACGCGCAGGTCAAGAAATATGAGGCCGGTATGGCAGCAGCAGCGGGGGCCACCTCACGCGCCATTGCGCGGAGTCTCGGTGCGTCGGTGAAGGATGCAACGACCATTGAAAAGACGTTCAGCGATGGCGTTTCGACTGTGGCGGCTCTCTTGGCCTTCCTTGAAATGTCGCTAGCCATCATCTTCTTCGCCGTGGCATCGAAGCGCGTCTCGGCCATCGAGCGTGGCAACGATCCACAGCCGATGCCACAGGTGGCACCACCGGCCCCGATGCTGCCACGTAGCAATATGGGATTTGCCACAGGCTCGACCAACTTCTCCACAGGTGGCAGCCCGATCCACAACAACGGGAACACAGACCCAAAAGCATAACCCCGGTCGCAAGCCGGGGGAGTGTGATATCAAACTACTCCTCGCCACGGGTGGCAACTACGCCACCCGTCGGCATTGCCACGCTGGAGCCGGTCGAGGCTGAGGTTGACTGGCCGGAGGAGATCCCATTCGATGAGCCGCCACGTGTGGCAGCGACGCCTACGCCAGACCCGGAGCCGACGCCACAGACCGCCGATGTGGATGCCACAGAGCCGGAGGAGGCTCCACAAAACCTGCTCCCACCTGTGGGGACGCCAATATCTGTGGATCACGTCAGGGCATCAGAGAACACATACGCATTCCGGCTGCGCTGGAGCAATCCGCCAGGGGTGACGCCCAAGCGACCGGCCATCTATTTTCAGTGGGTACACAAGTCAGTTTTCGATATGATCACGGAGGACAAGGACACATATGGCAGATTCAAACAAAACATCATCGCGCAATTCACTCACGACCAGAAAGCCGTTTGAGCCGATCTCCCACACGTGGGAAATTCCCGCAGCCCTGTGGGAATGCAAGCAATTGGCCATCGATGGCAGGCAAGACCTCTTGCTCTCGCTGCTCGATTCCATCATAATAGTGTCTGGGGCTGATCCGCACACGTGGGTTGACCTCCCCCGGCAGGCAGCCGCGCAGGCCGGGAGGTAATTGGTGGACATTTCATTCTCTTCTGAATTGGTGCAGGCAGGCTTCGGATCTCTCGATGGCCTGCCTGTTTTTACTTCTGATGCGTGGGAAGACCACGTGCAAGCGTGGATTGACGCTGAATCGCTGGTGACGGATCAGCGGTGGCGTCAGGCTGCCATATGCGCCAGCGTGACCACGCATTATGGCGAGCAGTCCGTCGACAAGTTCGCCGAGTCTGTGGGAGTCCACCCGCGACGGGTTTACGAGTATCGCGCTGTGTATCTGCTGGCCAGTCGATTCCGCGAACGTCCGCCCAACCTCCAATTCTCCCACTACGTCGTAGCGTCCTCAGCTGAAGACCCTCTTGCCGTACTCGAAGCAGCGGCAGAAAACTCTCTCAGCGTCCGCCAGGTCAAGCGACTCATCGCTGACCGGCAAGCCCCTCCCCTCTCCACTGCCCTGCCAGCCATATCCGATGACCCACGTGTGGCAGAAGCGTGGCAAGCATTCCGCACAGCCTGCCACAAACTCGCACAGGTGGCACCGATCACCGCCCCGGCGACCAACTATGCACTGGAGGAGGTGCAATACGCTCTGGAGATCCCGGCCCAGTCTGTGGCGGATCGGATCACCTATGCCATCAGCGAGGCAGGATTGACCGAGCTTGACCCTATCGCGCAGATGCTGGGTGAGCATCGTGACAGGGTGCGGGTGTGGCTCTCGCGGATGGTCGAGGCTGGTCAGCTCACAGCCCGACGGCAGGAGATTGACGAACGCGCACCTGGCGCGCGTGGGCCAGCTCGCACCTACTATGCCGTGGCTGATAAAAGTTTTTCTTGACGGATATGTTAAGCCTCACTTGGTGCTGAGTCATTGTGTTTTTTCGCTTGATGTTTTCTGACTCCTGACGGTGGCCACGCGCCACCGTTTTTTTTCACCGAGAGGCAACGAGATGGAAAATTTGTCGAATATCACTGTTTGGATCAAAGGTCTGGCTGCTGCCGTCATTGGTGGCGTGGCCAACTCGATCGTGCTGATCATCGCCGACCCGCTCAACTTCAACTTGGGCGAGGGAATGAACAATCTTCTGACCGTCGCGGCCACCTCGGCCATTATCGCGGCGGCTATGTACCTCAAGAAGAGTCCGCTCCCAAACGTGGAGGGCCAGTAATGCACAGAATAGCCTTCTATGCCCTGCTCATCTTCTCCTGCGTCTCGTTCGGCTGCTCCGACCAGGGCAAGCAGTTTGCGGCGACGACTGACCGCATCGCCGGATATGTCGGAACGGGCCTGATCATCGTCGATCAGCAGACCACGACCGGCCAGATGTCGGCTGAAACTGGCGTGGCCATCGTCACGGCTCTGCGCTCGGTCAACACGCTCAACGGGCAGCTTGTGGCCGAGGCCAAGCAGTATGTCGACAAGGACGGGAACCTCCGCTTGACCGGGGACGGGCAGGCTAAGCTCCTCAAGATCCTCGATTCATCACAGGCCGTGGTCAACACGCTGCTGAATGACACGCGGGTGACCTCAATGGAACCCGCCAAGCGTGAGCAGATCACCGCGATTGTCAGCAATATCAGCGCGACAATCGTCACCCTGGGTGAACTGGTCAAGACCGTCAAGCTGGCCAAGGAGGTGCAGAAGTGAACCTGATCAACCTACTCAACGACCTGCCGACGCTCATTCTGTTGATCACCCAAGAGATCCTCCGCGAGTCTCAGCGCACCGGCAAGACGCCCGAGCAGCTTCTGGCTGATGCCGGGGTGAAGATCGACGAGAATGAAGCCAAGGCGATCGAGCTTCTCAACCGGCTGACTGTCAAGTAACGCTTGACCAATCCTCCCCGGCTTATGGGTGGGATCTCCGCAGGCGATCAGCCTCTCGCCGGGGATACGCGGAGCAACCCCACCCACCACTACACACGCGGTAACAGAACGATGATCCCCGACATCCCCGGACAGGCACAGATGGAAAAAGACTATATTGATGTGACAGTATCCTCAATAATCGCCCTGCTGGCCGGATGGCTGATCAAAAGCTTTTCCAGTGCCAGCCGGAAGGAACTGGACGAGATCCGGCAGGAAATGAAGCACTTCGTAACGACTCGATCTTTTGACAAAGAGCTGAATGGCCTTCAGGCCCGTCTTGACAGGATTGAAGAGAAGATTGATAAACTGATGTCGCAATGAAAAAAGAGGCTATTTGGAAAAATCGCATTGTCGAACACGGCACAGCCCCGGCCAATCAATTCTTGGCGCACGAGCTGAACGCCCGACGGCACCCAGGGCATCAACGCGACTCTCTGCGCGGATCGTTGAATGAAGTCGGCTGGGTCGCGCCTGTTATCGTATCGGCCAAAACGGGCAAATTGCTTGACGGCCACGCTCGAATAGAAGAAGCGTTGACCCGCGATGAAAATACGGAAGTGCCGTTTATCAAAGTCGATGTCAGCGAAGGAGAAGAGCGGCTTATCCTTGCCAGTTTTGACCCAATCACCAACCAAGCATACTATGACAAGGAAGTGCTTGATTCCTTATTGCGCGAAGTTGCCACGGGTGATGCCGCCTTGCAGTCCTTGCTTTCTGATTTGGCTCAAACTGTCGGTATAGTTCAAGCTGATTTTTCAGACGCTTTTGACAAGTTGCCAACCGAAGACCGCGCACCATTTCAGCAAATGACGTTCACTGTAACCGATCAGCAAGCAGAAGCCATCCGCGATGCGTTGAAACAAGCACCAGAAAGTGACCCCGGCGAAACCGGCAATGAAAACAGCAACGGCAACGCACTTGCTCATATTTGTGAAGCGTTTATAAATGGCAACAGCTAAGGATTTAATCATCAAGCCAATTGACCGAAATACTGCTAACGCTTTAGTGCGGAAAGAGCATTATTCGGGCAAGGTGGTCAATAATTCGCAATTACATTTTGGCGTTTATTGGCAAGGCAAGCTTGAAGGGTGCTTGCAATTTGGGCCATCATTAGACAAACGCAAAATTCAAGGTCTGGTAGCTGGCACGCAATGGCATCAGTTTATTGAATTGAATCGTATGGCATTTTCTGAAGCATTGCCGCGAAATTCAGAAAGTCGGGCAATTGCTATTTGTATGAAGCTGATCAGAAAGCACGCGCCACAAATTAAGTGGGTGATTAGCTTTGCCGATGCTACGCAATGCGGGGACGGTACAATATACCGTGCAAGTGGGTTTGTGTTAACCAGCATAAAGGCAAATGATCAAATATGGATAGCGCCTCAAGGAGCGGTAACGCTTAGTCGCGTTACCGCGACTAAAGGCAAGCACATTACACATTCGGCAAGTCTGCGACCGGGAATAGGTGCGATTACAACCGCCGCCAGGACTGGCGGCGGTTCGTCTATGAAAGCATATCAAGCCGCAGGATTTCGACCGCTTGAAGGATTCCAACTTCGCTATATCTATTTCATTGATCAGTCGTGGAAAAGTCGCCTGACCGTGCCAATAGTTCCATTTAGCGAAATTGACAAAATGCAAGCGGGAATGTACAAAGGAACAAAGCGCGTAGTAAGTGCAGACAGCGGCACATCTGGCGACCAGCCAGAAGGGGACGGTGCAAGCCCGATCACTACGCTCCACAACACCAATGACAGCTAAAAAGAAACCGGCCAAAAAATCATCAGCGCGAATCAAGCCCGAGCGCATTGCAACGGCCTTGCAGACGGCCAACGGCAATATCTCGGTGGCGGCCAAGATCATTGGCGTCAGTCGCAACGTGATCTATCAGCACGTAAAGAAAAGCGCAGACCTTCAGCAGATATTGACTGACAGTCGAGAGGCGATTATCGACTATGCAGAAAATGCATTGCTTCAGGCAGTCGCAGAAAAGCAGGGCTGGGCCGTTTGTTTTACACTAAAAACGCTAGGCCGCTCGCGTGGATACGTTGAGCAGGTCGATCAGCAGCATTCGGGTCAACTGGAGATTGTGGTCAAGCGTGAGCGCAAAACCAAAACAGATTGAGCTGATTCTATCGGAGCTGCACGACGAGCAGCAGCGCATCGTAAACGAGGCGCGACGCTTCAACGTGCTTGCCTGCGGTCGGCGATTTGGAAAGACGATGCTGGGCGTGGATCTGCTGGTAGACAAGGCGATTGACGGCTGTCTGGTCGGCTGGTTCTCACCCACCTACAGAATGCTGAACGAGGTCTGGAAGGCGATCCACGAAACGACCCGTCCTCTCCATTCCCGCGTCTCTCTTCAGGAACATCGAATCGAGCTGATCACCGGCGGTGTGATTGATTGCTGGTCGCTCGATGCTTATGACTCTGTGCGTGGACGAAAATACCATCGGGTAATCATCGATGAGGCGGCAATGGTGCCGGATCTTGGCGACGCTTGGCAGGCCGCTATCAGGCCGACGCTCACCGACTACACGGGCGACGCTTTTTTTCTCAGCACGCCCAAGGGC